TCAAACAACAAGTTGACAGTCATTGCCTTATAGGCCTTGGAATATTCATCTTCAAGGTCAAAAGCTCTACCCTCGAATAAACCTTTTCGAGAGGATGTCGTTAAGAGACGATCGAGTCGATATCTCTTACAGACTCTACGGTGCATCAACCAAAATGGTGCTTCCTTTGGTTTAACAGGACGAAGCTTCTTTTCGAAATTCCGATAATACCGAATTACGGTCGCGATCTTAAGATTAAGATCAAGCTCATGGATTTCAGAAGGATCGTCAAGTGGGAGGCCTAGACCACCCAAACCCTCAGGTATAAACCAAGGAAGATCATACTTTGTTAGTTCCTCCATGTTATAGTAGATAAACCTACTCTTGACAGCTGGCCACAATTCTATGGGACAGGTTCGTTTCAATTCATGACAAATTTCGCCTAACTGATAGGCCTTCATTTGAGAATATGAACCATCTCCCCTCACAGACGTGACTCTCTTTCGTGCCAACATTAGACCAAGATTGATATATTTTCTTTCAATCCAGGAATCCTCAGACCGTTCGAAAATGGTCGAGTTGATGGTACAAAAGGTATCGGAGAAGTAAGTTTTTCCAACACTGGACTCTAATCCAGCCATTGCACAAACAGTTTCCCAAGTTGTACGGAGGTACCTTGCACTCCCTTTCAGGAGGCAGTCGTCCCCATTGATGAGAAGAGGAGCTTCTTGTCCAACATGTCTTTTATGACTATGAAGACGGAAGATCCTCTTCCTCTCATCGGATAACTCAAGAGCCATTCGGCAGAGTGCAGCATTAGCTATACACAGGAACGGAAATGAAACTACAGATCCCATCAATTGACCTTCGGTCTGGGGATACTGCTTTCCTTCTTCGACGAAAATGTGTTTCGTAAGAGCTTTCATAAATAGAAAACGCAACTTACACAAAAAGTTTTCTGGAAGTTTCGCCAGATCATCCTTAGGAATGTTTGAAGCCATCTCTTCCATTAACTGGTCAAGAATGGTTTCTGAAACCCAAGAATGCAAACGATTCGTGCTAGAGACATAGTCTCCGGAAACAGCTATTTCGTCATCTCTTATAGACCCTAGGATGTGATTAACATCATCCTCACTCACAGGTTCTCCAATTAACTTGAAGATACGATGCTTCTTGAGGGTCCCCCATAACCATTTTTGAAGGGGTTTGAGACTTGTGTACAGGAGTGGTGGGCCTTTACTAATGACACGAACCTTCAAGGGTTCGGCCAGACCAACAGCCTCGACGAGGGGTACCTCATCGATAGCCAGAGAGAATATCCTATTGAATTCCTCTTTCCACTCAGTATTTAGTGTTGTTGTATCAACCAATAGAATCGGTTGCGACCCTAGAGGTGCAACCTCCTCATTCATCTTATCTGAAAGATACTCCTCCCTATGTGCGAACTCAGACTCACTAATGTTCTGAAATAACGCTTCACCGGTTTCCATGCGGGAACCAGTGTTAAACCGTTGACAAACTTGATAAAGTTCGGCAACAGATCCACACCCTGATCGACTACGAATGTAATTGGCAGAGGTAGAAGGGAAGAACGGATCATAGAACATCTTCGAAGTGAAAACTTCATCCTCAAAGAGTTCTTGAACAGTCCTACGGAGTTCTTTTTCAATAGCTGGTCGCGCCACTTCAGTGACGACTTTCCTCTCTCCCATCAGTTTCTTTGAAACTGGGTGTTGGGGAACTTCTATATTGACAGGTAACATAACTCTAGGTTCAAGAAGAGTTAGTTCGATCCTTGTGTCAACCTCAGATTTTTTAATCATAGAAGTTGGGACTGAAGGCATAGCCTTCTTAAGCTGTTGAACAGTATCGATGAATTGCATAAACCGATCGAAATCAATTACTTTCATTTTTGAAAGAAAGTTTTGATATGATCCACCCAGAAGATAATGATAGTCCCAAAAGGCATTGCCTGGATATCTGTTATCTTTATAATTAAAGTCGGGCCGCGGAGGGAGTTCTTGCCCTCGGTAATATGCGAAGATAGCGACGAATTTCCATTTAAGGAACTTCACCCAGCTAGATTCACCATTAATTGAGACAAAGTCCAATAACATTTGGATTGTCTTGTATTTGGTTCTCGAAGCTAAGATATAATCTTTTAGCTGAAAGGCACTTCTGGTCTTTCTTTTCAATCGGAACCAATTAGCAGTTTGTGGGGCTTTATGCCCAAAAAGTGTGTATAATTCACACATAACATCGACTGCTTCCACGATGTTTCTACGAACGTTGGGTTCAACATTAGATCCACAAAAGATGGATTCGTTGACCTCGTAGAGCCCTGGATTCCACCGGGGAAAGAAATTTCGGAAAAAGTGTTCGCCACTTTTCTCCTTAAAGTCTTTCTCTGGTCGAAGACAGAGTCCGTTCGCGAGAATAATAGTTTTGGGGTCGTACGACCCTATCAAATTGTTTGGGCCTTCGGACCCAAGCGCATATGATCCACTGGGCATAGCCCAGGGGTTATTCTTTAGTTGTCTTTGCATTGAATGCGGACAACAG